TGCCGTCGCCGCCTTTGCCCACGAGGACGACCCGCAGAGATTTCTTTCCCGCCGGGGCTTTCCATGTGCCGGGGGTGGTGATAACTTCGCGCCCCTGATACAGAAAGCTGCCGTCTGCCTGTAGCAGCTGGCTCTGGCATCCCTGCATGACGCCGTCCGAAAATTGGAACGTCTGCATGGTCAGCCGCGCCGTGGTGGCCTGACTCTCGTCCAGCCACACCGTCTCCACGTCTCCGATTTCGGAGGACGGATCGCCCCGGCCCGTCAGATCCAGCACGTTCCCGCCGTAGGTGGAGAGACTCAGCCGCGCCGCCGCCAGCGCCTGCGCCTCGGTCTTGATAAACGGGTTGTCGATGCTCACCGTCTCGCTGGACGATGTAGCGTTGCCGGACACGATGTATTTCGTGTCCGCCCCATCGTTGATGGTAAAGATCAGCGCCGCCACGTCCCCGTTGGCCTTCATGGTTGGGTAACTGTTGAGGTTGTCCAGCGTGACCCGGTTCCCCTCGCTCCACAGCGGCTCGGCGGTCAGGTCTCCGGTGGAGGCGTCCGCACGGGGCCATGTGCCGGTTGCCTGGCACACCCACCGGAAGATGTCCCCGCACTTTTTCCCCTGCACATCCTCTGCCGTCCGCACCGTCACCGGCAGGGCCGTGTAATCCGGGTCCACGTGCCAGCGGTCCTTGAAATTCACGCCCAGCTGAGCCGCCAGAGCGCCGATCCACCCGCCCAGCGTAGTGGGGAGGGTGGAGGG